CTAACGTCTGATGCTATCGTAGCAATGTTTAACCAGGAGCTTACTAACCGTGAGAAGCGAAACTTTGGAGCCAGAGCGTATGACAAAGATATGTTTACTGATGTGCGTAAGCTTGATGAGTCAATGCACCGGCCTGATGCACTTGTACCAGCTGACACTAAAGGCGGTACACGTCGTATTTCTGAGGGTATCTATGAATTTAAAGTGGGTGAACTAGGAGGGACTGTAAACCTTATTGACTGGATGACTAGTTCACTAGGACGTAATACAGGAGCTACTGATCTAGCAATGGGAGGTACTCAGGATGCAACCAAGAAAGCATCGGTAACATTCGCAGAGCAAAAGTCAGTATCTAAACGTCTAGGATGGGGAGCACAACCATTCCAGGATATGATTGCTGAACTAGGCCAGCGGTTTATCTGGGGGCTAAAGAATCACATGCCAGCAACAATGGCAGTTAAGATTATGGGTGAGGGTGGATATGACTGGGATGAGATTACACGGCTTGACTTGGATACTAAGAAAGACCTGCAAGTGCTCATTCGTTCTACTGATGAGCAACAGTCTGATAGTGAGATGAAATCAAAGCGACGGGCTGAAGCACTGAACATGGTAGACATTAATACTGTCAATCCACAGTGGCGAAACGAGCAGATTCTTAAGTCAGTGGGTGAATATGAAGATGATGAGATTGCACAGGCACAAGACATGAAGACATACCATGACCGTAAATCATTGTCTAAAGCATCAGAGGCTATTCAATTAATCCTACAGGGTGATGTGCCCGATGTATGGGGTGGAGCTACTGTGGCTTTCATGCAGAAGATTGTAGATTTTGCTAATGATAAAAGGTCTACGCTTAAGGATGACTACAAGCTATTGATTGATTATGCTATGTCACACAAGGAAGTAGTAACAGAAAACATTGATCGTGAGATATCAGAGCAACAGCTAATGAGTCAGAAGCAAGCAATGGCAAGAGGCGGTTTACCTGAAGGTCAAGCAGGTGCAGGTGCTCCTAGTGCTCCTGGTCCAAACGTACCTACACAACCACCTGAAAGTACTGCTGCTAACCCTGGAATGACAGGAGGTGCAAGCCGAGCAATGAGCATAGCTGAAAATGCTGTATGAGCGAAAAAACTTTAATCGAGCAAGCAAGAGATTACTACCTAGATGGAGTTGATGCTGAAACTTTTGCTGAGAACAATGAAATGATAACTCAGTGGGAGCAGGAGCTTTCACAGAATGAAGCAATGGTTGAGTGGCAAGCTACTGAGGTTACTAAAAAGCTTACTCAAAGTGTACGTTCATCATATGTCACTGCATCTATGGCATTAGTAAATGGTAAGGAATTAGATGATGCAGGAAGGTCAGAACTATTTGCAAAGCAATCCGCTTGCTTGTTTGTATTGGCACTAACTGAAGGTGATATGAAAGGACAGATAGCACAACTGAAGAAGGAAATAAGAGCAAGGCTTGCACAATCAAGTGCATAGCGTTCCACAAAAGTGGAGTAAATTGCTAAATTAAATATTATGTCAAAAAATAAAAAAGAAGTAGTCGAGGAAGTAGTCGAGGAAGTAGCTACTTCATCTAACAAAGATGAGACATCAGTAGCATGGCAAGGTGGTGTGCGAACATACACTAAAGAACTACACGGTTCTGATCATGCAAAGCTTGCAAAGGAATTTGCAGCAAAGAAAAACGGAACGATTGTTTAGTTTACACAGGGTGCTCATGTAGCACCTTGAGTAAAAGACGCAATAGTCTTTTACCGGCCACGGGACATTACAGTGGCATATGTTATAGAACCATTCAACAAAATCTATACCTGGGTGACACTCAGGCAATCTAAATAAAAATCACTATGGAGAAATCAGAAACAGAGGCATTTGAAGAGTACACAGCTTTAGGAGTTGAGTTACCAGAGGATGCTAAACCTACTGAGCCGGAGGAAGAACCTGTTGAGGTAGAGCCTAAAAAGGAACCTGTTGAGGAACCTGTTGAGGAGAAACCTGAAGAGAAGAAACCAAAGGAAGAGGAAGAAGAAATAACAGAAGAACCTCAGCAGCAGCCTAAGAAGCGTTCTATCTATGATGCATACAAAGACAAGAAGAAGGACTTGAATACGGAAAAAGAATTACGTGAAGCGGCTGAACAAGAATTAAAGGAAGCTAACGAGAAGCTTGAAGCTTTCAATACAGCAGAAACACCTGCTGAGAAGAAAGAAGCAGCGAATGACTTAGATGCTTTTGCAACGGAAATTGGGGCTGATCCAGCAGCATTGAAAAGGATGCAGGAACTCTTTCTAAAGGACTTACCTAAAAGTGAGATACCAGAAGGATTCCAGGACCAGATGAAACAATTTACGGATTGGCAAAAAGGAAATAATGAAGCAACGGAAGCTGTAGCATTTGAAAAAGAGTTCAAAACAGCACAACCAGAACTTGCTGAACTATTCCCTAACGCCACAGCAGAAGCAACTGAGGCAATCAAAGCTAAGATTCAAGAACTTGCTCATACAGATGCATACCATGACAAAGAGGTAGCGTATATCGCCTTTAAGAACCGTGCTGAATTATCAGCATTGGTATCACCAAAGAAGCGAGGATTAGAGTCTAAAGGCAAGGGTGATGCAGCACCAGCTACACCATTCAAGTTTGACCCTAATGCAGACCTATCAACTATGTCAGCTAAAGATGCAGAAGCATGGGAAGCGGATTACAGAAAAGCTACAACCTCAGAAGGTCTGGCAACAGATGCTGAGGGTCGTAGGATTCTTCTTTAATTTACTGAGGTTCATAATTTAAATTCATTATGAATCCAAACACAATGACTTTCAAGACAGTGTTCCAAGCGGAATACCAAATGAGTCACTACAAGGAACCAACATACGGTATCCTTGCAGACTCACGTCTAGAAGCAAGCCTAACCAAAGGACAGACTATTGCACGCTCATACGCATCAGATGTTGTCGTAAATGACATGGGTGGCGATGGTAGTTACGCAACACAAGCAATCACTGATACACAGGAAACTCTTGTTGTTAATTTCGAGAAAGAAGCTTCAATCTACATCAAAAAGCTTGATGAGTTACAAGCTCACCTACCTCTTAAGCAGAAGTACGGTCAGAAGCTTGGTAACGCTTTAGTAAACCAAATTGACGGTGATGTACTACTTGCAACCTACCAAGGGGCAGGAACAACACTTGATGACGGTAACTTTGCAGGAACAGCAGGAAATGGATACGCTGTAACAAGCACAAACGTTCCTATTTTGTTCACTACTGCAATGCAGAAGCTACGACTGAAGAACACTGTGTACAACAAACGCTTCAAGCCAACAGCTGGCATGAAGATGGAAGTACCAGAAGGTATGCCAATGGCTATTATTACACCTGAGGTCCTAACAGCTATCGAACTCTACCTAGGTGGAAAAGATACACTTCTAGGAGATCAAGTATCACGTAACAACTACGCTGGATACTTCCACGGGTTTGAATGTTTTAGTTCAAACGCACTACCTTGGACAGCAACTTTAGCATTGCCAACTATCCCAACTGACACTGACACTGTTACTATCAATGAAGTAGTATTCACAGCAGATGCTGATGGAGCAGCTTCTGGTGCAGGTCACTTCTCAATTGAGGCAGCTGTCGATGATGCTGCTGCAAACTTGGTACTAGCTATCAACGGTACAGGCACTCCAAGTGCAGATACCTACATTGCTCTTAGTCAAGCTAATCGAAACAAGTTAAAGAATGTTACAGCATCATACGATACTGGTACAAACCTTTTGACTCTAGTAGCATCAGGACACGGAACTGTAGAAGTTTCTGAAACATTTACAGCATCTGGAAACGTCTTTACAGCTGGTAAAGAACAGGTTCACTGTCTATTCGCACTTGCAAAATCTGTATCACTTGTGATTCAGAAATACCCAAGTCTTGAAGACAACTCTGTTTCAGGAAAGATTGGAAAGGACTACATTGCTTGGACAAACTATGGAATTAAGGTCTTTGTTGACCAGGCTCCACAGATTGTAGAAGTAGCAGTACTCTCTACAACCTTCACTGCAGCATCCACAACAGTTAACTAACATTAATTAGTGTGCTAACTCTGGCCCTTATATGGGCTGGGGATTAGCATGTTAAAATAAACATATTATGAAAACAAATAACATTACACACTTAGCAGGAGCAGGAGCAAACCAAGTAGTTGCAACCGGTAAAGCAATTCTTCACCGCATCATTATTGGTGCAGACGTAGGCTCAGGAGATGTTGAAGTATCTGATAGTAACTCAGACGGGGACGGAAATGTAAAGGTACAGCTTACAGGTTCCACACTTATGACTGCTCATGGTACGATTGAAGTAGGAGCATTGTTTGAGAACGGAATAACGCTAGACCTAACAAACCAGACTAAAGTAACTGTGATTTGGGAACCAACTGCATAATAAAATATGATTTTACAACCTCAAGTAGACTTTCCAATAGTACGCCAAATAGCGAACCACTTAGATACTGCAACATATTATGTTCAGGCAGTAGTTCGTGATGCTGACGGTACTTTAATTGCTGAGGTAAACCTAACAGCTCAAGGAAGCCAACGCTTCCAGAAGCGATACCGAGTACCTGTAGACGGCTCAGGACAGGGTGCATATATTTCTATTGTTACATCTGTATACACTGATAGTGGATACTCTACTAAGAGTGCCAACTATGGTGATGAAGAGAATACCTACCTTATCTTTGACCGAGTATCTGCCTCAAGACGTGGAGGTGGAGGTGCTTCTAGTGGTCCTGGACTGTCAGAGATTCGACGGGTTGTAGAAGAGGTTATGGATGCACAGGAGAAAGATGAG